CGTCAGTTCCCTGCGGGAAGCCGCCGTGGTCGTTATCATCGCACATGATATACACCCCTACGGTGCCCGCCCCCATCAACCGCCGTTTCACCCAGCAGCGAGTGACTCCCGGTACCGCTAATGCCCAGGATTGATAATCGGTGTCATTGCCACCTTGCGGGACGTTCTGGTAGGCCAATAACATTCGAGAACGAAATGCATCTTCTGATTCAATATCCGCACCACCAGAAATTTTAGTCAACGCGGTGGCCGTGGCCTGAACCCCGTCAATTGCAATATCCAGCGTCAGTACCGTTCCCGCCGGGCTGTTACCCCGATTGCCGCCGCCAGTTGCATCGTCCAACGGGCTGGGCAAGATAGCGGTAATTTCACCGAGCGCACTGCCCTGCTCGGCAATAATGACTTCTTTATTAAGCTGATACTGGTAACCATCGGCCCGGTTCAGCAGGCGACCAGCAGGAATAACTCGCCCGGCAATACCGCTGAACCGGACCTCGTTACTGGTGGCGGGATTGGCCGCTTTGCGGAACACATCTTTCAGCGCCCCCCAAGCCGCCAGATACTCGTCGGTAGCATTATAGGGGGTGGCTTGCCGGGCGATATAATCCAGATAGCCGTAATGCAGGTGCGCCATCCCGGCATCGGCATCACTGATCACGCCGATATTAGAGAAACGCAATAAATTGCCGCCGGTTTTCAGTTCCGATTGAATATAAGACTGATTCCGCTGCCGCAATTCACTTAACGTGGGTCGATTAAATGGCATGAATTACTCCTCCCATACCCATGAAAATTTAATTGATGACTGTGTTTGATTAGCTGATCGTGTTTGGCTGGGTTGTTGGTAACTCACCACCAGCACCAGGGTGTTGGGGGCGATAATGTGCGCACGGACATTAATCGCGGCCACCACACTATCTTCGATCAGCCATGCCAGCGCCTCTGTGGCATAATCCTCCGCTTTGATAGCCACTTGTGTGGTGAGTTTCTCACGCCGCAGTAGCCAGAGCCGCGAGCCAATCGCCGATGCTGCACCACTGTCACCCCACCAACCACGGCGATCAGGGCTATCAATCGCATCATCTGCCCGCGCTAAACGGTCGGTGAATAAACTCAGCAGAATAGCCGTCTGCAAGTCATCACCCTCCAGTAAGCCGCCGTTACCGGTCTGCCAATCCCCCAGCAAGGCATTTACATCCCAAACGGTCTTAATATCGGTTGTCATCGCACCACCTTAGCGGGCGTTTCACTGGTAAGTGTCGTACTGCCCGACTGGACGTTTTTAAGTTGATGATTGTGGCTGTTGTAGGCGTCACGTAAGCTTTTTAGCGTGGCGCTATTACTGTCAGCGTTATCAATGATATTGCCGCTTACCTCAAGCAACGGCGTATTTAACCGTACTTTTACCGTGGCATTTACGGTCACCTCTGTCGCATTATTGACGGTCACCGGCTGGTTGTTAGCCTCAATCACCACCCCACTCTCGGTCAGTTTGATAAATTGCCCCCACTGGGCGTAAATCACCGTTTCACCTGCATTGAGCCCCATATGCCGATAGGCCGGATGATGTGAGGCGATGATCATCCCGCTGGAACGATCCCCCCCCAGGAAACCAATGACCACATCACTGCCCGCCGGCAATCCCGACGAGAAACCAAATTCAGCTAACCTTGGCGTATCGCTGTGGACTTCCAACGGGGTTTGATATTGCACGGTTTGCACTCCGTTGCTGTCGTCAAAAGCGGTCACCCGCCCGATCCCCAGCAGCATTTTTATCTGTCGGTATAGAGTTGAGATTTGCCCACTGACATCACTCATGGTTAACCCCTTGTTTCATTTGATTTTATAGGGCTTAACGTCAAATGCAGCGGGTGGCATCAAGACCATATTTGCCACCGTTCCTTTTGCATCTTTCTGATAAACCACTTCAGATAACAACCACAACTCATCCCGCAGCCCTAAAGCCGGAATATCGATAGGGATAAGCGAGTTGATTTCCCACAATTGTTGTTCTCTATCGCGCCAGCTATCTACCTGTACCGTAAGGACTTTGGCGCGGCCAACGCTGCGGTTGATTTCCCAATCGATACTGGTTTCCACCAGTTGCGGTGAGTCCATGGTGTTTTCGACGATAACGATGCGGTTGCGATAGCGATCCGGCAACAGCGCCGCCAGTTGTGTATCCTGTACTCTGACCAGTACCGAGGTATTGTTCCCCCCCGAGGGCGAGCGCCTGGCAACCGCATTGGTCGAGAGCACGACACCGGTGTAATCAACAAAGCGCTTATTGATGTCCGTATGCAGGCTGGCGCTCAGAATATTGACCCCCTGCGCCACGCCACTGGCGGCTTTGCGATTCCCAACACGGGTTAGCAACAGGTTGCCATCCAACTGATCGTAATAGAGTAGTGCCGCCCAACGGGTCACATTCTCAATGACCGTTTGTGCCGTTTCCCCCCAATTGAGGGTGAACGTCGGTACGATGGTCATGTCGGTAATATCGGAGGTCACGGTGATGCCGTAAGGTTCAGCCAATTTCTGTGCGATTTGTAACACCGTTGATTGGCTGATCACGCTGTTAGGCCACTTGGCAGAGCAATCCACCAGATCCTGACATTTACCACGTCCCATGGCGCTGACCACGTGGGTTGTGGCCGTGATGGCGTTATCCCAACTGTCAATATAGCCATTTAATACCGAGTCATTGCCTAACTTCACCACACAGGGATCGCCGGGGTTAACCCACTGTTGCCCCCCACTGGCGGGGTAGCGATCCATCAGTGACAGTTCAAAACTGCTGGGTAATTTTTCAATGCTCCGCGTTACCTTTACTTTGCTCCAGCCAGTGATCGCCCGGCCACCCACCTCCAGTGTTAAGTCATCATTCATAGATTCAGCGCCTTAAATCGGATGGGCATAAATGCCGGGTGAATAGGATTAGCCATTTTCACCAGCGCATCGCCGCGTAACGCATCCTGATAGAGGCGGTTTGCCAGCATCAAAGCCGGTAGTGAACGGTTAAAACTGACCTCGCCAACCCGTGATAGATTGGCCCCCGCCTGCTGTAGCACGGTCACGATAGATTCACGCATCTGCACCAGCGCACGATAGGTCTCATCATTCCCCCTGTCGGCGGCGACCAGTGCAGTATTGTCAATCACCAGGCAAACCCGGCCCAATACCGCAACCGCATCGTCATAGCTTTCCGGTTGATATTGCGCTGCCACTTGGATCATCGCCCCAGTGCATAATGTGGCCATTAAGTGGTGGCTGGCATCCGCGACGGCCCTATCACTGTCGTTGGCACGGAAAGTATCGTCATGGGCTAGCGCCAGGGTTTCCATGATACGGATAATATCCCGCGTACTGATGCCCGTCGCCAGCAGGGCATCGACCACGGCCAGCACACTGTCGGCATGGCTTTCAATACTGCTGGCGGCGAGTAACTCGTCCAACGCCGCGTCGAGCGCCGCCCGTCCTTCAACCACCAGTGCCATCCGTTGCGCCACCAGCGTGGATAAATCCGCCGTGTCATTTTGTTGGCTAACCGTCGTTGTCGCTCCCGTGCTGCTGCCTCCGACAGTGCCGTGGTTATAGCGGCCATAGCGGTTGCGACCAAAGGTTGAGCGTAGGGCGTTGCCCAAATTACTGGCTTCGTTGGCCGTGCCCGTCACCATCCGACGCCAGAATGCAGCGGTATTTTTCAGAGTTTTTATCGCCTGAGTCGCTGAGCGCATTTCGCCTTTCACCGTTGAGATAAAGCCCGCAACCGCTTTAGCACTTAGCCCTAGCCAGGAGGACTGAATGGATGCGCCCATTTCTGCGGAGCCAGTAATAGCAAAGGCACGCAGGCCAGACTCGATGGCGGTTAAGGTAAAGGAAAAGACCCGCTCACTGCTGAAGCTATCATCGATCAATAGCCCTGCCTCGGAAATGCTGACCGTCATTTCCCCCAGTGTCGGGTGGACCAGAGTGCCCGGCCCCGACATTTCACAAGCCGCAATCAATGAGTCACGTTGAGTCATCACATCAGGTGCGGTATAGATCTGGCTGTTTTGTATCAAAATCCCTTTCAGAACAATTTTGCGCGTATTGCGGCCCAAATCTTCGATATAGCTGGTATCGCGATAGGGGTAGCTGTGTGTTACCTGGCGGCGACCAAAGGTACCTTGCCCACTGACGACCACAAAGGGAACGCCACGAAAGGAGGCTCGATGAAGGTGTTCCGACCATTGCCAGCTGTCGTCACTGCCTCCCAATAACGCTGATAATGTGTTGCCAATGAGTGACATTTTTTCTCCTGTCCGGTTTTCGGTTTACAGAAAGTAAAAAACCCGCTGGAGCGGGTTCGAGGTTATTGACAAAGTGCCCGCGACGGAGAGAACAGACAGATCGTAAAGACGCCGTAAATACATCCATGTAGGCTCGAGCCGCGCCATCCTTGGCGCGGACGCTTTACTCCTCTGCCTATCCTCACCGTTCAAGATCGCGTCATCGGGGTTTGTCAGCAGTCTGAAACCCACAGGGGCGGGTTGACTACATTGCGTTTTTACTTAAATTAATGACCGAGTTCCATGGCGTGGGCAATTCTGGCCCCGCCCTGCGCTTGGATCAGCGAAGTTTCACCAGTCCGGCTGTCGATTAATGTCAGCTCAATTTGCACCCGGTTATTTTGCATTGCGGTGGCAATGACATCAGCAATAGCGTTGCCGTTAAAGTCACCCGCTGATTCAGGGGAAATAAGTGATAGATTGACAGGATTGATGTCAATATCATTATAGCCAAAGTCGGATGAGGGTTCTTCCGCGTGAATATCTGTAAGCCAGTTATTTTTCCAAGTATTTTCGGTTTCAGCCCCAAAATTAAACAGATCTTTTCCTAGATTGAATTCAGGAATGTCGCTATTAATGGCCACAGTATTAATTGCCACTGCATTAACTGCCGAAGTCGCATTTTTCTCTTCATTATTTCCCTGATATTTTTTACGAAATCCATCGGTCATCAGTCCCGCACTAAGCATGGCTTTTTCATAAAAATTAAGTTGCTGATAAAAATCAGCATCGTTATAACCCCGACGCATTTTATCCGTATCAATCCCTTGGGTTACCCCTAGGGTACGCATAATCGAAAAGTTATCTGGGCCATAAGTTATCATGTCGGTAAGGCCACCTATTCCGTCGGCAATCGTACCGTCAGAGAACAATACATCGTAAAGCTTATTCGATGCCTTACCTTTGAGGCCATCCCAAGCCATACTTAATTCATTCGTTCGTATGTTTAACTCAGTTAATCGGGCATTAAGTTGAGGATCAATCGTTAGGCCATATTGTCTTGATTTAGCCAGTAAATCCGTTAGCTGCCCCCCCTCGCGCAATAACTCAATAGCATTAGAGTCCATTCTGAGAATATGGATCAGTTGGTGTTGGTCCTGTGGTGCCATTTGTGGAAATTCTTTAGCCATATTCGTCAACGTAGTAGGAGCATCCACTGTTCCATTTTTATTACTGGCAATGTCTAAACCATAATCTTGTAACAGATTCCAACCCTGCTCATCACGTCGCCAAAGTATATTATTAAACGTGTTATAGAGCCGTTCAGTCGATTTTATTGCGGCTTCTTGGTCTGTACCACGAATTTGCATCGCCCCATATAGTTGACTGAATTGATCAATAGGTGCACCCGCATTTTGCGTGACTTTATTTACCGTTCGGGCTTCGCTGGCTGCCTGGCTGACTGCACTGGCAAATTCAGAACCAATCGTATAAATAAGATTAAATTTCCCTCCTGTTATATAGCTATTAGCAATGTTAGCAATACTTGTCATTAAGCTATTGTCCGAAGATGTTCTGGTCCCCCCACTTATGTTGCCGTATTCATTATGAAATCCTTCTATCCGCATAATGAACAAGGGGATAACGTGATTAATCGCTTCCACACTTTTACGTAATTCATTAAATTGAGGCACTAATGCTTTTATTGCCTTATTCATTTGACTCACTGATTCAGTGACCTGAGCATCGATAGCCAGGTCAAAATCAAATATCTCAGTCATTTTTGCCAGCCTTAATATTATTAATCCGCTCGGCCTGCTGGCACCACCACCTTAATCCACTGTAGGTCAGGGACCAGGCATCGCCCGGCCCCCAGCTATAGTAGTAAGTGACGTCAGCGATTATTTCGCGCCATCGTCCCCCGTTGGGGAGTAGGCTAAAAAACGCATCATGTAGACCTCACAGGCTTTATAGTCGGTAAAAGCCATTTTCTTAATGGCTTCGCGCGGCACCCCTGATACCAAGGCAATCAGTAACCCCATTCCACTGAGCGAACCCGACTTGGTTTGCTCATCGTAGAATTGCTGTACCTGTAACAAGGTAGGTTCGCTGAGTTCGACCACCTCATAGGTGGTCTTGCTTGCGTCGTGAGCGATGGGTTTAACCAACGAAATCGTTTTACTGCGTTCCAGTTCTGCCATATCAGTTCTCCGTCACCGAGCCGCCTTCCCAGCGCACCTCGAGTGTGCCTTCCGTGCTGTCCACTTCCTGAGTATTCACCGACCACATCGCACTGCCGATAATGGTTTTGCCATTCGCCAGTTCGCAGACAATATTGACATGGGTCTGATCATTAAAATCACTAACGGAGATCCCGCCGCTGTCACGGATCTGGCACACAATATAAGGCGCATTGATGGTTTCTTTATAGCCATGCACCCCATCCATGCCCATGACGGTTTCACGTTTTACTCTGGATGGGCTGTATTTAAAGCTACCCGCGACCATGACCGTAATGCCATCCACGGTGACATACGCCGTACCCGCCAGGCGGTTTGAAGTATCGCTCATAATTTATTTCCTTTTTTATGGTTAAACGGCCGCTTGCAGGCGGAATTGATTGAGAACAGCAAAGATACGTAATTGATTAATCAGCACACCGGTCCACAGCACATCAACCCGGTTCGGGTTACTGGCGCTTTTCTCAACAATCAATCCACGGGCAAAACCTTTGGCATCCTGAACATAGCCGTTAAATTCCAAGGTCTGATACTGGGCGATAAGCTCAGCACGGATCACATTTGGCGTGATAATGGCCGAGCCAGGGGCAAAGCGCGTGCCATCTGCCGCTAACTTCATACGGGCAAACTTGGAGGTCACCTGTGTACGCAAGAATCGGGTGACGAACATCAGCAGGAACAAGGTTTCAATTTGCAGATAGCTGTCATCTTCCGCGCCATATTTGTTTTTCTGATAGGTGGTAATAATATTTTCCACCTGAACCGTGCTGTCATCGGCCACTGTCACGGTTGAAATACCGCTGTGCAGCAAGTTGTTACGCTCCGTCAGGGTAAAGCGACTGGATAGCGGGGGTGCCAATACGCCGCGAATCGCCAGTGTTTGCAATGGACGGCCCGGATCGTTACGCAAACTTTGCGCAATCGCGCCGACATAAGCGGCAGACCAGATATGTGCTGGCGTGGGTGAATTATGGATCCCCAAAAGTGAGGCGTGTTGATCGTTACGCAATTCACCCGCCGCCGTTAGCTGACCATAGGTGCCAGATTGCGCAGCAAAACTGTGGCCGTACAACTGCTGGCGATAACTCCAGCGCCCGGTGCTGTCAGAAAGAAAATCTTTGATCGCATCCAGTGATGCCGTATCGGTATAAGGGTTAATAATGAAATCGAACGTCCGATCCTGTAAATTCGCCAGCCCATCGGCCAGCTCAGGTGCCCCTGCTCCTCCTGCCA